ACTGTTATAACCTATTTCTATAAACGGTCCAGGAAGTGTTACTCCCAAAGCGGCTCCTGATAAAAATCTAAAACTATAAAAACTAGGATTAGCACTGATCAGTGCTCCAATTGCTGGATCTGCTAGTTCTAACTGTATGCCCCCAGTACCTGGATCATATACAGCACCTGTAATATGAATGCGTAGTCCGGTGGTTACCACAATATCACTGGGATTTTTTATAATTGCACCGCCAGGTAATGTCAACACACCGTCTGTGCCAAATACTAAATTTTTGTCATTGGCAGTTAGTTTGATAGCACCGTTGGAATTGATAGTGGAAGGATACGTTGGAAGCTGACTTGCTAGTAAGTCGGCAGTCCAAAAATTTGGTTGAGCTTGTCTAACATCAGCTAATCCAATTTCTAAATTGTATCCAAATAGGTGATGTACTTGGTCGTCGAAAGTAAAAGCATCATCTGACTCGTATCCTGGATTATTGACTTGCGGAAAAATTTGATTTAACTCTAGTTCTGCTGTTCCGTCATGATTTCGAACAATCTGTCCCTGTATTACCCACGGCGCACCTGACAATGTCAATGATGCCTTGCCCACTCGGGGAACAAAGTTAGCTGACGATAGTGTTAATGTAAACACGCCACCTTGTGGTACTGGCACATCTATACTTCCGTCTTGCTTAAATTTCCAAGTAGCTCTTGGCCCTAGGGCGTTTGGACTAATCCGAACTTCTCCGTTTTGCGAGCTTAATATTAAAGGAAATGGATCTGTACTTTCGGGATCTGATGGGATTGCACCAAACTCAACACCTGATAGAAAAATTTTACCCCCATCCCGCGCTGGAAATGACACAGATGAAATAGTGCCGTCATTTTCTAAAACAAGTTCAGCATCGCCACTGACTAGTCTATCAGTGGCAGGAACAGTGTTGGCTACTAAATTGCCCACCAGGTCGGGGATTCCTGCTGTGATGACGCCAACCTGTGCTGCAACAAAAGCCTCACTGGCCACTAGGTATCCACCGGGCTCAGTGGCATCCTGCACACGCAAGGTATGCAGGTCAGTGTCGATCACCACTTCGCCCACAGGGCCAGTGTAGGCAGATGCCACTGCGGTATTGCCGCGCTTGAGTAAGACTTGTTGTACTAGTACTTGTGCGGTCATTCTATTGCTCCTGCGTCAATGGTGTATTCGGTCAAATTGTTGTTTACCATGGCACTGGTTGAGTAGTAGGCCGGTAAGACTTCTACGTCTAAAGGCACTCCGTAGTTGTCATCGGTGTACATGGGGCGTTCTTTATTATCTACTAGGTTAATGATTTTAAATGTGATCTTGTAGAATCTCTGATCCAACAGGTCCATTGCAGCTCTTGGCACAGTAAATTTGCCGTATCCTGTGGTGATGTCGTGCCAGACAAGTGCATAGGTTTCCATTGTAGTTGCTGTTAATGGATCTTGGATGGCAGCTTCTACTGCAAACCCGGTCAGGTCCATGGGTTTTTGATCTTGATTTTTAATTTTTACTACCACAGGATTATCAATTCCTTGATATAATTTTACAGGGCGTACATACACAGTTCTGTTCCTCACAGTAAAGATACCCTGGTCCAAAATTTGAACGTCCACAGTTTGGTTATATAAATAAGTTTGGATAGAGATCATTATAATCTATTTATCCAAACAGCCAGTTCAAGATTCCAGCTGTATTATCAACTAAATCAACTCAACTATGAAAATTTGTTTTGCTGTTCATGCTTACGTGCCACATTCCAAGGGCGGTAGTGAATACTATGTACAGTGGATGGCCGAAGAATGTCTGCGCCGCGGACATGATGTAACTGTGTTTACCCAAATTCCATCTACTCCACTGCATCCAAGAACAACCTATGTTCACAACGGGGTTCGTGTTTCAAGCGAAATGATAAATCTCTACAGTCAAGATCTCATTGTGGTGCATGGATCTATGAATTCCATCAAGTATGCTCAGGACTTTGTCTTGAGTCGAGCCAGGGGACTCACAGTTCCCATAGTGTACCAAATTATATTACCGGTAGAGTCTCCCGGTAATATACAGGCCATGATGACTGTGCCCTATATTGGCTGCTCTACACCAGAAGATTGGGACTACGTTAAAAAACACAACGTGGAACAAAAAGCGCACCCTATTAGACATGGTATTTCTGTCCAAGACTGTACCGGCACACCGGGCTGTTTTGATCGTGAAAAATACGGCATACCCCGAGATAAGAAAATGATTGTGTCCTGTGGCGGATACTGGCGACACAAGAGAATGTATGAACTGTCTGAGATTTTTAAAGCAGCAGACATCAAGGACACAGTCTTGGTCACAGCCGGTTACTGGAAGGGCGACGGTAACACTTTTGCACAACAGGTGCCCGAGCCAGACGAGCACAATAGAGTTATTGCACTCTATTTGCCCAAACCACAAGAAGTCAAAGATCTAATAGCCGATGCTGACTTGTATGTCATGCACTCAGAGCAAGAAGGATTCGGACTCACTGTGCTAGAGGCCATGCTGAATCGCACTGCCTGGATCGGCAACAATATTGCAGGTGCCCGGCTGCTGAAAGAATTTGGTCATACCTATACAACCGATGAAGAATTATTTGATCTGTTGAAAACACACGATACCCTAGAAGACAAAACAGAGGCAGCATACCACTATGTCATGGATCATCACCTGATCAGCCATACGGTTGATGACATCCTAAAGTTGGTAAATAAATAATCAATGCAAGAAGCCGAATTAAAAACACTGTTGGACCAGTATCCATTTATTACATACCTCACTTACGGGGGCAGTGATTATATCGGTATCGTGCAAAACGTCGACGATTTCATAACCACCATATATGACTTTGGCAGTTTAAAAAACGATGATCAAAAGAAACGCTACATTGATCTAGGTGATCAGTGGTGGTGGGAAAGCAACAGACTGATTCCCATCAATGTGTTTTTAAAAAATGACTGGCTTGAATTCCGCGTGTGTCTCAAAACCATGAACAGCAAAGACGTTAAAATACAATGCGGACCCTATGTGAGCCTTAAAGAAATTGCCAGCAAGCGCAGCAAGCGACGCAGCATCACCCTGATCCGCAAAAGCAGTTAACTGTATCCGTAACTGATCTGTTCGCAGATCAAGTTCATGTTGACTACCACCAGATGTGCGTAGGCCACACCGTGCGCCTTCTTGAAATAATAACTGTCATCTGCAGGTTTATCCCAAACTGTGGCAGCAACCTCGCGCCAGGGCAGACCAATCAAATGACGTTTTGCAGGGCGTATCACTGCCAGCAGCATGGCCAGCCTGGGTATGCTGTCTACTGGTTCAGGCATGCGTGTCATGGTGCTGTAATGATTACCAATGTGTATCAGCTGAGCTACAAACTGTTGTTCTCGTAACAGGTCCCAAAAGGGTTCCTGCATGAGGTGCTGCAAGTGATCCTCGTTCTTTACCTGTGCATATACCGAAACGTTCAAGAAATCCAGTTTGACATAGCCGCGACTCTCGGTCACTTGATAATCCAAGGCACACTGACCTGTGGCTGGGTCAACTGGCACATCAGTCACATACACGCCAGTGTTGTGTCGCACCAATTCACCATTGCGCACAATACTAGCAGGCGTGTGTTTCAACACAGCCAGCGCAGCGTCTCGGTCACCAAAGTCAATATCAATATCGCTGTTGAATTTCATAGGTGTTCTGCCCAACGCAATGTAAACAATGTGGCATAGGATTCACTATCACCGTGGAATCTGAAATGCAGTTCACCTTGCATAAACGCCCAATCATAATCTTTATCGCGTACTAGTCCCTGTTCCTTACACCACGCACTCAAATCAATGCCCAGTGAGGATGTAGTTCTCATATCTCCACGGGGCCTCAATTGGACTGCAATCACAGCCCAGCCTCAGTCAATATGTGGCGCACCCACTCGGCATCGGCCATGTAATCTTTCAACCGTTGCTGCCAAAAATCCGGCGTGATCCATGGCATGATCAATTGGACTTGATCCTCGCGGAGACTATCAAGTAGCGCAACTCCGCTAGCACAACCATAAACAATCCAAGGGCTAATACGTCCTGTTGATATATGGTGTACAATGCGATTGACATTGCCGTACCTAAAATAATCGTTAAAACCGTTCTTAAGTTCTGGATTAGTATCTGCATAATCTTGCATCTCCTTGATTGCTCGCTCCAGTGCATCTTGTGGAGACTCACGTTTTATATATTCCAGCAGCCACTCGGTGTATAAACTATCCTTGCACCAGTGGTCCAACTTCTTGTTGTTCTTCAGCAACCAGTCAGTAAAGCTAGTGGGGTTCACTGCACGTATGCTGACCAGGTGCCGACCGAACTTCACAAAGGCCAAGTAGTAGGGACTGGCAGCAAAGTCAGTATAACTTTTTAGCTTGGCCGAACCCTGTGTGATTTCATAGAAGCGCAGGTAACTCATGAGGCCCAGCTGTACACCCACTTCCCGTTCCTGCTGCCAGCGTCGTTTGCTCTCGCAGAGATGCGCAGCCAGGGTACTTTCCTTGCTGTATTCCCGATCACAATAACGGCATTTATAGCTCGTCTTTGATTCGCTTGTCAGTCCATCCATGTTGTCTTGCCAAATCTTTAATATCTGCTGTGCTGTTGATGCTAGCGAGGAGTTCAAGTTCATCAGTTTTCATTTCAGGATACAGGCCGGCTAGAAATTTAACCGTCTTGCTGTTGACAGATTTGTCTTTTTTAGTTGACAGCCAGTAGTGTCTCTTGACTCCCATGCCCGGGCTGGCCGCAGTACACATCAGCCACTGTAGTTTCTTGTGCTTGGTGGTGTTGACATCAAAGAAGTTGATATTCACACGCTCGTTTGTGGCCATCAAGTACCAGGCCTGCAATTCCGCGCTGCCTTCCACACTGGCGCCATAGCGCAGCATGAGATAGGGACTGAACTTTTTGACTTCGTCCTCAGTGAGGCTGTCATGGAAGTCACGATCCTTGAGATCGTATGCTCGCATTTCAGTTTGTATGTTTAGTTTATCTGACATTTTGTTCCAACAATGTATAGAACATTATAACACGATTCAATTCATCCTGCAAGCCCGGGTGAGTTCGAGCACGCCGGCGTATGTTGCCCCAGAGTTGATTTTCTTTTATCTGCTCATGCAAGGTCTGTTTCAGTTCACTCTCTGAGTGGAGTACACGTTCCGTTGAACCCTCTATTCTTTTATACACAGTCTCGCCACCGTCTGGACTTTCAAATATGGGCATCACCAGGCCTTACTGAAATCCACGACCTCACTGGTCCTGCTGATTTCTTTTACGCAGTAAACACACAGACTCTTTTCGACGCCGCCTTCTAATGGAATGGCCAACATCTGCCCAGGCTTGAGTTTTGGGAAGTACCATTTGACATCTTGATAGATGTCTATGATTTCAATTGGATAAAATTCAGGTCTAAAACTTGTTAATGGATTGAAGCAGAATGCACTGAAGCCTCTATCGTTGATGCTGGTGAACGGTACCACTTCCAAGTCGCCCATGTCCTTCTCGCCAATCAAGATCTGCCAATCCACTGGCATCTTGATGGTATGTGGACCTATGCGTAACACCAAGGCAGGACTATTAAAGCTCTCTAAAAATATCAAGGGTATATAAAAGTAATCGGGTTCCTTGGGATCGCTGTTGTCTAATACGCAAAATCGCATGTCCTCTACTTCATCGGGTATCTCCGTCATGTCAAAAGACATATTATCTAATGTTAAAATTCTCATTTATTGCCATTCAACCTTTTCTATAGTGAAAGGATACGCAGCCTCTTTATAGAAACTCTTCCTCTTGGTAAGATGTCTCTTGACAAACTTACATGTGCTGGTTATGTCCCAGATCTGGACGAAGTCCTTGTCGTCTGCTTTTCGAATACCTCGCCCAATCGATTGTATAACTCTTGTAAAGCTCTTTCCGGGCTCCAAAAGAACCAGATTAAAAATCCTAGGAATATTAATACCCACAGCGGCCACACCGTAAGTCGCCACAATAATCTTGCCAGTACTGATCGCCACTTCATCATATTCCTCCTGTCTTTTGGTTCCTTTGGTACCACCCGATACAAACACAGCTCTATCACCCAATAGTTCCGTTAGTATTTTGCCAGTGGCAATACGATCTATCAAGACTAGAGTATTCCCCGTTTCATTTACTCGCAACACCAGCTGGCTTATATATTCCAACCTGCCCTGTGTTTCAACTAGATATTTTAATTCACTTTGGTAGTTGTTGTACTCAACATGATCTACCATCTGCACCACATTGACATGACACATGGCCAAGTGGCCAGCTTCTTGCAGTTCACGTGCTGCCAGCTTGCCAACCACATCGCCTAGGCTGCTGTAGATGGCCTGATATGCATATTCTTCTTTGGGTATAGTACCAGTCAAGCCCCAGCGTATGGGTATCTGGCTCATTACACCTGTTAGTAGTGTCTTTAATGCATCTGCCTTGGCCATATGTACTTCATCAACTATCACACACACCACGTCCTGCAGGAACTCGTGAATGGTGATGTCGGCATCATGACTCTGTGTTTGCTTCAACAAGTTGTTGAGGCTCTGCCATGTGCATATGGTATGTGTGCGGCCAAACTCTTTTCTGTCACCAAAGTACACACCCACATCAAGACTCATGTTGCTGTAGTCTGCTTCGGTCTGCGTAACAAGACTCTTGTTGGGCACAATCACTATGCTGCGACCGTAAGGTTCCACACTTGCACTCAGTGCCGCGGTCATAAGCGTTTTGCCTGCGCCGGTAGCAATCTCTTGTACGCTTTGCGGATTAGCTAGGAAGTTGTTGATCAGTTCAACTTGATAGTCTCTGATCACGATTGGCTCCCCTGCTCTAGGATGTCCTGCGGGCCAAGTACGCCCTGCAAATGTGTTTTCAGTTACTTGATCAAATTTGAAAGTGGTGCTGTATTCTCTAGTGTCATCCACTTCAACATCATAGCCACGTTCTTCCAGATATGGCAAGATCTTGGGCAACAGGTTGATATAGGTACTGCCGCCAAGTTGGAAGAAGGCCACCTTGCCGTCCCATCTGCCCAGCCTGACACTGGGTGTATAACGGGCACCCGGTATCTCGTACTTGAACTTGTTGACCAGGTTTTTCCTATCTACTAATTCAAGTCCTACCAGTTTGCAATTGACTTCATCTCGTATCTGTATTGTGCAAGTTACCATTAAATCTTTACGACCCCATCTGAATATGTATCGGCAGTGTAGTACACCACCTTTTCTGCATGCTGTAGCATATTTTGTTTCTCCGAACCATGTAGCATAGCATGGGCGCTAATCAACAATGGAATACGCTGATTCCATGTGCGCCTTAACTTGTTCAAGTATACACACTTCATGGCGGAGAAGTCAACCTGATCTGTGGATTTTTTTGAACTATTATCATAAAACTCTGCAGGTGCAAATCTGGATTGTGCCACTGCCCGCAAGGTATTGCTGGCGTCGGGTTCGTATATGTATATGGGCCAACGATTGACCAAGTCAGCATAATCAACCACAGCATCCAAAAACGCCACATGCTGGTCTTGCCTGGGCCAGTGCATCAATCTATTCTGTATCAGTTTGGTGGCCAGGGCACTGTACTTATCTCGCAAGTACTCCAGTATAGAGTCATTCACTGTGTATCCAAGATAGCTGGAATGGTCGGCTAAGGTCAACATGGTGTCTGGGGACATGCCGCCTAAATTTTGATTGATGTATTCTCTCATGGAATCTTCTATGTTGTCTATGTAGACCCCGCGCTCCGGATCCAATGCCAGTTCAATTGCGTAAGGTGTCTGCTCACAGTCCAATATGATCTGCATGAGTCGTTGAGATTCTGCATCACATGTGAATTGGTGTTGCTCCGCAAATGCCATGGCCCAGCTGAGATTGTACTCGGTTAGGGCCAATTCCCACACCCGCTGATCGCGCACAAAAGTAAATTTTCCCTGGCTGGTTTTTGCAGCCGCAGTTATTGCCGGCACCAACTCTTTATCAAAGGCGAACTTGATCACTATTTGATCTTTGACTATGCTGAGGGTTCGACTTCTATCTATGACTCTGGGTGTCATCCTGAACTTGGGCGTGTCAATTTGGTCGGTGATGTCATAGTCCTGTGCAGCCAATTGCCTGCGATACTTTACCACCAATTTGTGTGCCAATTCGGCCTGTCTGTCAGTCAGCGCAGTTCCGTCACTGGTTTGCAGTGCCATGCTCTCTAAGATCTTGACATCGTATCTGGCCAAACTGATGGGTTGATTCATGGGCCGGGTATGGCCAATTTGTCCAACACCAGCAATGATCATGGGCCGGGTATGGCCAATTTGTCCAACACCAGCAATGAATTCAATGTAGTCTTCGATGTACTTTAAGGTTTTTGCAGTCATAGGCCAGTATAACACACTTGCAAATAGAAGTCAAAAAAACACCTGCCAAAGCAGGTGTGTAAAATCAACATTGCTGTTGATGGAGTCAATCGGCGCGCTGGAACTCTGCAAATAATCGATTGTATAGTGCAATATCACTATCATCACGACTGGTTACTACCATGATCTTTTCGGTAGCTGGATCAACTGCTACTCGTTGACCATCGTGCCCACTCCACCAAAAACCCTTGCCGTTGTCAGTTTTGTGTTCGGTCCACGTCTGATAACCATAACCCTTAAAGGTCACACCAGTAAAAGAATTATTAACTATCTGAGTAGTAGTGGCCTGTTGCATATATTTACGCATACAAGAATCATTACCTTTCAGTAACCGAATCGTATACATGGCCATGCGTCCCCAGTCGCGTGTGGTGGCTGCAAATCCCGAATATGTGATTGGGTGGAAATCTTTATCCAGCACCCAATACGCAGTGGACTCTGCTCCAATTTTACGCCAAAAATTGTTATCAAAATTTTCTAAAAAGTTTCCAGTGCTGTCTGCAACCATGGCCAGTGCCATGTTGTCTGGATTAGAATAGCTGAAAACAGATCCCGGAGGATTGCTGGGCTGGGAAACTTCTTTAAGATAGTCCAGCATTGATGTATTTTGACGCACAATGTTGCCAAACTCACTATTGGATCGGCAACCGTACTTGCAACTGCCGGATTTTTTGCCGGGCCCAAGGCCACTGCTCATTGTTAGTAAATTCCGCACACTTGCATCACCGAATACAGTGCTGCGGAGTTCTTTGGCGTAGGTAGCGGCCGGGCGATCCAAGTCCGGTATCTGTTTCTGACAGTGCATGGATCCAATGTTGTACGCTGTTAGGCTCTTGCTCATGGACCAGGAAAACTGCGGCGACGATTCTGTAATCGGTGCGCGGTACGATTCAAACACAATTTTTCCATGATCCAATAATATCAAACTTTCAATTGAGTTACTTTGCATCACAGCTCGAGCTTGATTAGCTACAGCCAGTTGTCCCGGAGTTGGATTTTGTACTGGGGACAGTACCAGCGGATTTGAACTGGGTTTGTACTCAAACAAAGGCGCGTACTTGGTCACATACGGCATGTCGTCAAGGCTGGTGGCATTGGCTGCAACAGAAAATACCATTACCACCGCAAGAGTCAGTTTATTTAATTTCATATATTAATCCAATAAGATCAGCAACACATGGGCCAGTTCCCATGCACTAAAAAATAGTGCAAACCAGCCCAATCCATTGCTGCCACGCTCAAATGCACTCTTGGCAAACCAACCATTGATCAACATAAAGATCACAGAAACAGTCAATTGGGTCATACATTACCACGTGATCAAAAGAAAAATAATCAATGCAGCCAGCCAGGGCTGGCCACAAACTATTGCAGCAATTGTGGCCAGCCATCCCCATGCCTTGTCAGTCATGTTATGCCTTCATGCAAGTAGTAGCTGCCATCAGCTTCCACTTGAGCGGAAAGCTCTTGCGCAAGTCTGCAATCTTGAGCGCCATGCGCAAGCTCATCTCGCGCAGTTTCATCTTGTTCACGCTCATGAATTCAATGATCTCGTCTTGCACCACCTGCTCAAAATCGTAGCCCTCAAACAGAGCACCGTCATTGGCAATCTGTTTGATGCGCAGCACCTTGTCACGCATGGTGTCCAAGGTCAAGTCAAGATAGTGACAGCGCGATTGCAAGGCGTCCAAGTGATCGCGCAGCTTCTGCGATTTCATTTGATCGAACTTCAAGTTGGTGATAAAGATCACGCTGCCTTTGAACTCGAACTGATCTGGGATGCCTTCGCGACGCAGAGCCGAGCTCTCCGACAACCAGGAAATCTTGCGCTTCTTGCCAGAGTCCAAGGCACCCTTCAGCAGGTTCAAACACACGTCGTCCAGCAGGATGCTGTCACAGTCGTCAAACACCAGCACACAATTTTCGTCGCTGTATTTGTACAAGGCTTGGTACAAGCCGATGGGAGTAGCCGAGCCCTTGACAACTTCTGCGCGAAGCTTGCGTCCAGCAATCTGATCAAACAGGGTAGCCTTCTCAATTTCCAGCTCAACACCGTAGCTCTTGCCCACACCAGGAGGGCCCGATACGATCATTGCACGGATGTCGCCAGTGGTAGCTGCCTGTGTCATCTCAGTGAGAATCTCAAAGCGCTCACGGATA